CTGACAGTGACACTCCACAAGGAGAGGGCAACCTTTCTCCGGCGTAAACTGAAGGCTTTGAAGGAATCAGAGCCTGATGCCAAGTGGAACATGAGCAAAGTGGTTGATCTTTGCATCTCATTCATGATGCTCTACGAACGGGAGCAACGGAAGTTGGAGAGGGCAGGCCGTGCATAAGGATATCAGTGCGGAACAAGAAGCTTTCGTTGAGCAGTTCCATTGGCCGCATGGTACGCACCCCATACAGCAAGCTTCCCTCTGGACAGATGCAGTCCTCTACAAGTGGCAACGTGATCTTCTTGAGGCGTGTGCCAGACCAAAGAGCAGGGCTGCAGCCAGTACGCCCAATGAAGCCGGGAAGACTTCAGAGATAATCCCCATCCTTGGCCTGTCTATCATGTCGGCTTTCCCCGGCGCCCTTATCCTCAGTACGGCCGGTACAGAGCAGCAGATTGCCGGTCAGTTGTTCCCGTATCTGGAAACCAAGCTCTCGAAATATCCCGAGTGGAAGATATCCACGGACAAGCTTACTGTCACTGGCCCGTCAATAGATGGGCTTCGGCCTTCCCGGTGGAAGGGTTACGCGCCCCGAGATGCGAAGACTGCGGAAGGTTATCACGATGCTTGGGCCCGGGATAATGAGGGCGTGATGCGCTTTCAGCCTGTGTGCTACATCATCGACGAGGCCAAGAGCATAAGGCCTGGTATCGTTGAGGCCATGATGCGTATTGATCCATTCTTCGCGCTCATGATCTCTACGCCAGGTGATGACAGCGGGCCCTTCTATGACGCCCTGAATCCGGACACGATCGATCTGCAGGATATGACTGATGACTATTGGACGTACCGGGATGAAGTCAGTTGGCTGCAGTGTCCGCATCTCCTGCGCCCGGACAAGCGCATAGTGCGTGAGCAGATCATTAAACGCTTTGGCGAGAACAGCGCTTTTGTCCAGTCCATGATGTTCGGTAAGTTCTACCGGGAAGGGCAGAGCTATATCTTTGACGACCTCAATGCTATCCGTACTTGTATGGGTGGTATGGGGCGCCCGATCGCGGGTAAGAGGGCTGCGGGCCTGGACCTCTCGGCGGGTTCAGATGAGCAAGTCTTGTATATCCGTGAGGGAACCAGGCTCATTTACTCCGAGTTTTCCCGGGACCGGGACACGTACAAGCGCGCTCAGTCGCATGTGTCCACCTTGCGCAAGTTCAATGTTCAGCCTGAAGATGTGGTTGTTGACGTCGGCGGCGTAGGGGCTCCTATCGTCAATCAGATGGAGGCAATGGGCTTCTTTGGCATGGACCGATACATCGTGAATGAGGATGCCAAGGACTTGGTGCAGTTCTACAATCGTGCTGCGGAAGACCATTTCCATCTCAAGGATTTATTCGGAACGGGGCTTGTGACCGTGGATAAGGATGACAAGCTTTTGCGGCAAATGCGCCAGCGCAAGTACATCATCAACGAGAAGAACCAAATCAGGTTGCAGCCAAAGAAGGAATTGAAAGATTCCCCTGACAGGCTGGATGCTCTTGTGATGTGCTATTGTAAAACCGATCCAGTTTCCACACTGGGCCCCCTTCCGAAGCATAAGGAATTGTGGCAGGAATGCGTTAGGTTGGCCGGAGAAAGCAACGAATCAGAGAACGAAGACTCGTTTTTTGCCTCCGGCATGTTCATGGAAGAGTGATTTAGAGCTTGACATTTTTGCGAAAATGATATCATTATCGCGCGCATGAAGAGGTTCCCGAAAACAAAAGGAGAATGGGAATGAATAGTTTGGCGAAGACGGGTCTTGGGTTTCTGGTGTTTCTGGTAGTTTGTTCGTTCGTTGTAGCTGGTGGTCCGGGTAATTGGACATATCATTCCGGTGATCTTGGAGGCGCGAATTGTATTCAGGATTATCTGGACATCGTGCTTACCGGTACGCTCGGGACCGTACAGGCTACCAATGTCACTGCTACTGGCACCGTGCAGGGTGAGCAGATCACTTCGACCGACGGCATGGCGGCAAGTGGCGCGCTCACGGTGGATGAAGGCGGTACATTTGGTGGAGCGCTTCTGGGTAGTAACACAGTGGCTTTTGTGCCGAGTGCTTCGACCACGATCACGAATGGCCAGACCGGGATATCCCTTGCCGGTAGCGTAACTCATCTCCTGAATGCAAGTGGCGAGATTGCGAATGGCACAAATATCGTCACGCTCGGCAATGTTTCGCAGGCCGGTCAGATTCATTTCCTTGTGAATGTTTCTGCCAGTACCAACAAGATTGCTATTGCGCAGTCTGGCAATTGGCTGAGTGCGGCAGTTGAGCTTGATCCAAATGAGACACTGGTGTTTGTGGCCGGGGATACGAATCAGTTCTACGGCATAGAATAGATTCGCTCGGGTAACACGGGGGTCTAATGGCCGACAAAACCACCATTAACGATCGAATCAGACGGGACGTGCTGTCTGATCTTGCTGACCGCCAGACATGGGCGCGTAAGCAGGATGAGATAGCACGTCGACGTCTTTCTGCCAGGAAAACAAATAAGACCAAGCCGTACAAGGGCGCACCGAATTTCGTAGAGCCCATCATCGATGACAATGTTACCGAGAAGACTGATCAGGAAATATCCATGCTTCTCAATGCGCCGGTCATGGCGCACGCTATACCCATGACGGCAGGGCTTCGGCCCGACCAGCGAAGCCGTCTTGAATATGCTTTTGACTATTATCTGCGCCACATAATCACAATCCGTCCGATCTTGGAAGAGGGCGTTGATACAAAGAATGAACGCGGATTCACGGTGTTTAAGAAGGTCCGCAGTTTCAACAATCGGTTGGATCAGGACCTCCCCGGGCCTATCGTCATTGACCCGAAAGATATTATTGTTCCCAAGGATACCAAGGATGTTCAGGACGCAGAGCGCCTTGTGCATGTCATCCGTCTTACTCCGCTGGCACTTCGCAACATGGTTCGCAAGAACGGATGGAATAAGGATGCGGCTGACGAGATCATCCGTAGAATCAAGTCTGGTGGGCGTGTCGACAATGGATCAGATGAGGAATCGATCCATGATGTCACCAGTGATTTGACTGGTATCGCAACTTCGGATACTTACGAAACCAATACAGACGGCGTTCTGGCGATCAAGAACATTGTCATTTGGGAAACGTACCGGCACGCAACGGAAGAGGATCAGAAGCGCGACTCTGAGTTAATCCAGGATCGCCGTATGGTTACAGTCTTTTGTCCGGATGTCCCGGATGTGACCATTGCTGAATTTCCGTGGCGCACGGAAGACGAGTTCCTTCCGATGCCTGACCCGATGAAGCTTGATGAGATCATCAACGCCCGTGGAGAGGGCCGGGAGCCAGACTTTTTTGTGCCGAAGACCGGCAAGGATAGACTGTGGCCGTTCGTTCAGAATCGTTACGAGAGCCGGTCATCCTACTGGTATGAGGTTCGCGGCATAGGTGAGAAGACCATTGATAATCAGATCAAGGCTACGCAAATGCAGAATGCGAAAGCCGTCTTGGTCGATTATTACTCTGCACCTCTTTACACCGGGGACGTTCGCAACTCTGGCAATATCAGCTTCCGGCCTGGTAGCAAGATGCCGGGTAATTTTGCGTGGGTACAACCTCCGCAGATACCATCTCAATTCGATTTCGATATCAACCAGGATCGTGCCACGGCCAGCAAACGGGCTGCGACACAGAGCCAGAACCTATTCTCTGCGGACGTTGGTAGTCAGAAGATCGAGAAGACGGCTACCGAAGTTGAGGCAGAAGGCGCCCGGGTCAACATGGTGTCAAGCGCTTCTGTCGACCGGTTCAATACTCCTATGGGCCGTTTGTTCCAGTTGATATGGGAAGACCTCCGGGAGCTCAAGCCTGACATTCCGATTATCATTAACGGTCAGAATATCGGAGAGATAGAAGAGTCTCTTTATGATCTGGATATTGTGTGGGTTCCGGCCAGTAGCGCGAAGACGCTCAACCCGGACATACAATTGCGCCGTAGTATCAACATGGCCAACTTTGCTTTGAGTCTTCAACCCCTCGGATTGCCCATTGATCCTAACGCGATATGGGCAACGGTCTCTTCGTATTGGGACGCGAACCTTACCGCGGACTGGGTCATTGATCCTAATGCCGCGGGCCCGCAGGGACAACCTCCCATCTATCAGATTCTTGAACAGTTGCAGCAGCAGAATCAGGCTCTTGGGCAGGCGGTCCAGGAGATTGGGCAGAACCTGCAATCGGGCTTGGCCTTGTCGCAGGAGAATGCGGAGAGCATTGCCAAGCTGGAACAGAATCTTCAGATACTTAGAGAACAGTTAAGGAGACAGAATGCGACATCGGCGCCAAGGTCTGCTTTCCCGACTCGTTAAGAGAATCCGGGAAAAAGTGGGGATCAAGACTGTCCTGGTGCGGGACAAAGAGCCTCT